GTATTATATTATATTATGGGAGTATGTGATGGAACAATTATTATGGGTCGAGAAGTATCGACCACAAAAAGTGGAAGATTGTATCCTACCGGATGCAATCAAATCCACCTTCATGGAATATGTTGCTAGAAAAGAAATACCGAATCTACTATTATCAGGTACAGCGGGTGTTGGTAAGACAACGATTGCTAAAGCCCTCTGTAATGAAGTTGGTTGTGACTATATTGTTATCAACGGCTCTGATGAATCTGGTATTGATGTTCTCCGAAATAAAATTAAAAACTATGCTTCGTCAATCAGTCTTGCGGGCGGCCGCAAAGTTGTAATCATTGATGAAGCGGACTATCTAAATCCTAATTCCACACAACCAGCGTTGCGTGGTGCCATTGAGGAGTTCTCCTCAAACTGTTCTTTTATCTTTACTTGTAATTTTAAGAACCGTATTATCGATCCAATTCACTCACGGTGTTCCGTCATTGACTTTAAAATCAATGGCAGTAAGGCAAAGATGGCTGCGGCTTTCTTTAAACGTGTTGAGTGGATTCTTGAACAAGAAAATGTTCAATATGATAAAGAAGTCGTTGCTGCTGTTATCACAAAACACTTTCCTGATAATCGTAGAGTTCTTAATGAACTACAGCGTTATTCGGTTTCTGGTGTAATCGATAAAGGTATTCTAGCTAATGTTGCTGATGTTCAACTTGGTGACCTCATTTCCGCATTAAAAAATAAAGATTTTGCCTCAACTCGTAAATGGGTTACCTCAAACCTAGACAACGATCCAGTAAAGATTTATCGTAAACTCTATGACGGTCTTTATGAAATATTGAAACCACAATCAGTCCCACAATTGGTTCTCATTCTTGCCAAGTATCAATATCAGGCTGCCTTTGTGGCGGATCATGAGATTAATATGGTTGCCTGTTTGACCGAGATTATGGTGGATTGTGAGTTCAAATAATGCCGGATCTATTCAAAGAAATTGTACCTTCCATATTAGAAAAGAAAAAATCTGTCTTTCGTGACGAACTGGATTATAAGGATTACAAGCCCTTCCTTATCAACCGAGCCTTATCCTATCATATGGACTGTGTGTTATATGTCAATGAAATGAATATAAACAACAAGTTAGATGTGGATATGCAATACCAATATCTTCTAAATACAATTAGGTCAATGAAACGGAAATTCCAACCGTGGCAGAAATCAGAGACCGATAAAGACATTGAGTGTGTGAAGCAGTATTTCGGTTATTCAAATGAAAAAGCCAAAGAAGCTCTGCGTATTCTTACTGATGAACAAGTCGCTGAAATAAAAGCAAAAATAACAAAAGGCGGAGTGAACAAGTAATGATTTCAATTATTGATTTAGTTGAGGTTACATTAAACGAAAGAGATGATTTCTTAAAGGTCAGAGAAACGCTTACCCGTATTGGTGTTGCTTCCAAAAAAGACAGAATATTATACCAATCTTGCCATATTCTACATAAGCAAGGTTTATATTATATCGTACATTTCAAAGAACTATTTGCTTTAGATGGTAAACCTACTGATATCTCCGAAAACGATTTATCTCGTAGAAATGCCATTGTGAAACTGTTGTCAGATTGGGGACTGGTAACGATTGTTAATAAGTCTAAGGTCGAAACACCACCTCCTATCTTCCTATCACAGATTAAGATTCTTTCCCATAAAGAGAAACATGATTGGGAATTAATGCCAAAATATAATATTGGTAAAAAACCACAGTCCTATTGACATTTCAGTAGGACTGTGTTATAAATATACTTGTAGTCGCCTAATGGGATTACATTTTTTGAAACTCGCTTAATACACAAGGAGAACTAAGCATGAACACAACTATCAACGCATTATTTCCACAACTCAAAACTCTCAGCAAGTCTTTGGATCCATTCACCATCGGTTTCGATGATGTTTTGAGCCAGATTAATGAACTCTCTGAATCCGTAACCAAGGCAGTTCCTGGTTTCCCTCCATACAATATCAAACAAGTTAAAGATAACAAATACGTTATCGAAATGGCAGTAGCTGGTTTTGCCAAAACTGATATTGAAGTAACTTTGGATGGTAACAAACTGGTTATCAAAGGTAACGCTTCAGAAGAAGAATTACCAGAAGATAATTACATTTTCAAAGGTATCGCAACTCGTAACTTTACTCGTCAATTCACATTGGCTGATAAGGTAGAGATTAAAGATGCCGAGATTGTAAATGGTATGTTAAAGGTTTGGTTGGAAAACTATGTTAAGGCACAAGATGCCGTCAAGAAAATTGCCATTAAGTAATTGGTAATATCAATGGGGGTTGGTTGACAACCCCCTTCTTTTGAGTTATACTTTATATTATGAAAAAAAATCTAAGACCCGGTTATGTTGCTGGTAATACTGGCGACAAATCTATACTGAAAAAGGTTCGTTCCAAAACGAATTCTGACATCTATTACACCTATTCAAATTGGGCAACCAACGAGATTGAAGGAATAACTTTTATTCCTGTGGTTAAAGAAGTACCCAATCAAACCAAAAATCAAGTAATTTTTTATATGCGTAAAGATAATGTGGAGTATGTGAAATGAATAGATTAGAAACCTGGAATTTAAATCAACGCCGTTATTTCGAACCTAGTAGTAAAGATGATTTAAAAATGTTTCGTAAATATCTACACTCATTAAGTTGGGGTGATGGTGGTTGTCCCTTTTATTTGGAATGGCCATATTTGGATGTTCCATCAATGTTGAAAGATAAGATTACCAACTATACACTTAAAGGTGTAAAATGAATTGGTTAAAACATTCTGGTTGTAACATTACTTTGAAATTAAATCCATTCCATTGGAGATTTCATTGTGCTTATAATCAAACCAATGAAGCGTGGGAACAAGACGCTTTAGTATTAGAATTATTTCCTATTACCATTAGAGTATGGATTGATGACGGAAGTTGGTAATCAATTTTATTGATAACTCAAATCAAAATATATCATAATTTAAATAATGAGTTTTTACAGTTTTTCATAATAGATACTACTATGATTAACTTTTGGAGGATGTATGAGTATTACAATTAAAAATCTTGAGGGTGCATTGGCTGGCGAATCCATGGCTCACATCAAGTATCGTTATTTCGCTAAGATTGCTCGTGAAGAAGGATTTGAAGATGTTGCAAAACACTTTGAACATACAGCAGAACAAGAGATTCTCCATGCATGGGGACATCTTGAACTTTTAATTGGTAAACCTTCCACTAAAGAATGTTTAGAAAAAGCCATTGAAGGTGAAACATATGAATTTACCACAATGTATCCTGATTTTGAAAAAGAAGCAATCTTTGAAGGCAACAATGAAGCAGCTGCTGAAGCTCGTTTACAGGCAGAAGAATCAAAAGAACATGCTGAACAATTTATTCAAGTGTTACGAAAAGCCGAAAAACGATTCAAAGCATTAAAAGGTGTTGAAGAACGCCATGCAAATGCCTATAAAAAAGTATTGGAGAACCTATAATGGAACAAAGACACGTTTGTATTGTATGTGGTCATGTCCACGATGAAAAGACTGAAGGTAAATGGGAAGATTTACCAGACAATTTTGAGTGTCCTGAATGTGGTGTAAGTAAAGAAGATTACGTTACTGAATGATACCAAGAAAGTTAACTCCTTTCGACAAAGATAAACTCATTGACCACTTTATGCTTGATATTGTGGAAAATGATAGACGTTTGAGATTTGGTTATGAAGCACCAAATGATGCAGTCAAAAAATATATTGACGATTCACTACAAAATTATGGATATGTCAATATGTGGTTTGTTGTAGAAATTGATTCTTTTGACCGATTTGATGGCAAAAAAATTATTGCTACTTGTCATGTGGCTATGAATAGAGAAACGAACACCGCCGAAATGGGTTGCACGGTTTCGCCTCAGTACCGTAACCAGAAACTGGGGCAAGAATTATTTAATCGTGGAATTACTTGGGCTAGAATGGCAGGTGCAGAAAATGTATTCATGCATTGCCTTTCTGAAAATAGAGCAATTCAACATATCGCCAAGAAAGGTGGTATGACAGTTGTTACTATTGACCCATCTGAAAAAGAGTCCACGATTCAGATTAGACAGAATCGTTATGAAGCTGGTTTTAAAGATATGGTTATGGACCAGATTGCTGTTTATGACGCAGCAATCCGTCAACAGACATTCTTTGCTAAGAAGTTCTTGAAAGGTTTGGTAAAGTGAAAGTAAAATTTATTCCAATGTATATGGAGATTGCTGGCATTATCGCCAAACAATCTTCAGCCAAAAGATTACAGGTTGGTGCGATTGTCGTAAAAGAAGATAGAGTAATCTCCATCGGTTATAATGGTATGCCTGCTGGTTGGACCAATGAATGTGAAGAAGTGGTAGAAGTTCATGAAGATGGTGGAATCGTCACCAAAACCAAACCAGAGGTCATTCACGCAGAGGCTAATGCCATCGCTAAACTGGCCAAAGGCAATGAATCTGGAGATGGTTCCACGATGTTCCTGACCCACGCTCCATGCCTAGACTGCGCTAAACAAATTTATACCGCCGGCATCAAAACGGTATATTTTAAAGATTATTATAAGAATGTTGATGGAATACAGTTCCTAGAACGGTGCCATGTAAAAATCAAGAGAATTTCACCTGGTGAAATCTAGGTGCTTGATAAATATTGGTAAGTGTGATATAATTTAATTCGAAATGTGCTTATTGGGTCAACTTATTAAGGAGAGACCTAATGCAGTTAAGTATAGTCGGTTGTCCCGATAAAAAACATTTCCGCCCGTTTGTAAAAAGGGCTGCCTTATTTTACGCTTCCGAATTGATTAAACCTAAGATGTTAGAAAACATCTTTTTGAGAATTAAATTTAGTTCTAAGATTGAAGCTCATGGATATGCCTCTGTGATAGAGTTCAGTAGAAGTAATAAACCAAGACAGTTTGAAATTGAATTACATCCTGGTATCGGCGCAGCAGAAATATTAAAAACACTCAGTCATGAAATGGTGCATATTAAGCAATACATTTATGGTGATGTTAATTTAAATCTGACCAGATGGAAAGGCAGTAAAGTTTTAGAACCTGATTATTGGGTTCAACCATGGGAAATAGAAGCCTATGGTATGCAAGCAGGACTATTTACAAAGTTTGCAGTAAAAGAAAAATTATGGAATATATTTGATGATATGTGTGATCCTGATAGTCCGATAGAAATGAAACCATTAGGTTGGAAATAAATGTTGCTAAAAAGCAACAGTATTTGGTAAATAATTACAAAGTTGTTGACAATTGAGCATATATACTATATCATACACAGTATTGAATAAATTAATTAAGAAAGAAATAAAATGTTGTTTGTAACGAAACCTTTATCCATGCAGTCAGAGTATCGCACACCGAGCAATTGGCCAGCGATTGGCTTTGACCATGCCTCAGGGGTTCGTGTATAGAACAAAAGTAATTTCCTTTCACACACGAACCCTAGTCTAAACAACTAGGGTTTTTTGTTTTCCAGTTTCAAATTACTAGACACTAAAATTTCAGTCTAGTAACGCTCTCTAAAAATTTAAGTAGTAACTATTGAGATATAGTGTAACGGTAGCACCACGCACTTTGACTGCGTTAGCATAGGTTCAAATCCTATTATCTCTACCAATGGAAGGTAATGCAGCGGGGATGGTCCTGCGACTGGCCTTGAAAACCAGGTTCTGCCTAAAAGCGGATGGGGTTCGACTCCTCTGCCTTCCGCCATATTGAAGCATACTGCGGTGGTGTTACATATTATATCTAGTCAATATAATATGCCTATGCTAAGAGTATGATTAAATGTTCCGACAGCCTTAGACTAAGGTTCATTAGTGTGCTTCAATATGGTTTATTGGAAGATGTGTTGCAAGGTGCGACCGAAGTTTGCTAAACTTCCGTTCAGAAATGGGCTGATAGGTTCGATTCCTATATCTTCCGCCAATGGTGGTGTGACCGAATGGTGAGGTGACAGTCTGCAAAACTGGTCCAAGTAGGTTCGATTCCTATCACCACCTCCAGTATGTGTTGTACCAAAACAACAGTATCAAAAATAGTTCTTGTGGTATTTTTTGGTTCGTGTATAATAGTTGTTCTGTTGTAAAGTTCTTTAAAAATTAAGTAGTAACAATACACCGTTCGTCTATCGGTTAGGACCCAAGGTTTTCAACCTTGTAAGAGGAGTTCAACTCTCCTACGGTGTACCATATTGAAGCACATTTAAACCTTAACAGGTCGGTATTGGTAAGCCAAAACCTCTATTAGTAAGTTCGAGAATTTATTAGTAAGTTTATTTCACCTTAATGTGTTTCAATATGGTAAGTAATGGCAAAAAATATAATATTGTTCTTTTTAATCTTGCTAATATCGCGGTTAGTGGGTGACATAAGAAAAATGTTAAACAAGTATGCGACCTAGAAGCGGGTGGACAAACGTGACTGTGGGCCACCAAGGTAGTCAACATTACATACTATATTGAAACATATTAGATCAGTGACCGTTCCGACAGGTGCGGCGACATTAAAGTGAGTGTGTTTCAATATGGTAATATCTGAAGCATAGCAAGTGATGCTAGAGGTAGGGGTAAGCATTGAACTCGAGATAGGTGCTTATGAGTAACTCGACCGGTCTCACCCGGTGAAGCGTATTGCAACCATACGCCAGATACACCATATTAAAACACACTTCAGGCGGGGAGGCTCCGCTCCAAATATCAAAGTGAGGTAGTGTGTTTCAATATGGTATGACTCTGCTGGGTATGAATCAGATTCTCCGGCGGGTAAGTTACTACCATATCAAATTTGGTTCGTTCATATAACGGTAATTATGCTGGACTGTCTATCCGGATACAGGAGTTCGATTCTCCTACGAACCGCCAAGTTTTATTGTCCGAGAGCAAGCAAGGTGTAGGCGCCTGACTGTTAATCAGGAATGAGTGAGGTTCGATTCCTCATCGGACAGCCAAGTTTCAATGGTGTGGATGCTCTAATGGTAGGGCAGCGGGCTGTAAACCCGTGGCTTCGGCAAGTAGGTTCGATCCCTACCCACATCACCAAGTTTTATCTCAGTATAGGCTAGCCTGGTCAAGTCACTCCGTTTGGGGCGGAGAGTGCGTAAGTTCGAATCTTACTACTGAGACCATATTGTAGTTGTAACGATATTACTACGTTGCTAGAAGCGTAGTCTGACGGCTGGTTAAGGATACACGGTGTCCACGGAATAAGGGAACCAGAATTTCGAGTGCTGACAGGTAAGCTGTCATCTTTTTAAAGGAGAAGTAAAATGAAACCAAGAAATATATTTGCCGTGTTGGCAAGTAAACGGAAGGCGGGCCCGCACCGCAAAAGCAATAAAGCTTTACGCAAGAAAGAAAAACAATCGGGGTATAATTCAACGGCTAGAATATCCGGCTTTTACCCGGACTATCAGAGTTCGAATCTCTGTGCCTCGACCAGTTTATCTTAAAACATACTAACGCCAAAAACTGGCGGTCTAGCGTCAACTAGGCGAAACTGTATTTGACGATGCAGAGGATTAGTATGTTTCAAAATAAATTGTAAGCTCTCAAAACATAAATGGTGATGTGCTGGTTTTGTAATCCAGATAACTTGGTTCGATTCCGAGTGAGAGCACCAAATTTGGGCTGTGTGCAGGGGCACAAGGATGCTTTGCAAGCAACCTCTGGTCGGTTCGATACCGACACGGTCCACCAAACATGGTAGTGTAGCATAATGGTCGTGCGCCTCCTTCATACGGAGAAAAGTATAAGTTCGAATCTTATCACTACCACCAGTTTGTTAAGTTAAGTGCAGTAACATGGGTTGAGTGATCCTCTCAGCCGATTAACAACGGAGTTGGCCGTACCGTCTGCATACGAGCCCCAAATTATGGGTCATTAACATCAAATGGAAGATGCCTGTCTTACGAAGTCAGAAGTTGGGAGTTCGAATCTCTCATGACCCTCCAGTTTTACACCTAGGTAGCTCAATGGTAGAGCAATCGGCTGATAACCGATAGACAGAAGTTCAATTCTTCTTCTAGGTACCAGAGCAGACCCACAGGATCCGCAAGGCTGTCAAACTCTTAACCTGTTAAAATAAACAAGAGTGAGTTCCGCCAGTAACTTTCACAAGGAGATGAGTTGAATAAACTCACTGGCAACTATTTCTCGGTGGTGTTAACGGTAGCACACTGGTCTCCAAAACCATAAGTTGCGGTTCGAATCCGTACCGGGAAGCCATAATAATAAAAGGAGTTAGCATGAAAAAGTTAGATATAGTAGAAGTCAAAAGATTCATTGAAGCACAATCTGAAGATACTAAAATCTATCTTGGTGCTGACTCTGAAAGATTTGAAATCAAAGGTGAATGGTATGCTGACTACACATTAGCAGTAGTTGTTCATATTGATGGATGTCATGGTTGTAAAATCTTTGGTGAAGTTATTCGTGAAAGAGATTATGACCAAAAGAAAAATAAACCTGCTTTAAGATTGATGAATGAAGTTTACAAAGTTTCAGATTTATTTCAATCTCTTGCGGATGTATTAGAAGATAGGTACGTTGAGGTACATTTAGATATTAACCCAAATGAATTATATGGTTCATCTTGTGTAGTTCAACAAGCGATTGGTTATATCAAAGGTACTTGTAATGTTATACCTATGGTTAAACCAAAAGCTTTTGCTGCTTCATATGCGGCAGATAGATTAAAGTTTGTTTTAGCTGAAGCAGCTTAACTATGTGGCTCCTAGTGTAATGGTTGCACACTTGTCTGTGAAACAAGTAGAGAGGGTTCGATTCCCCGGTTCCACCCAAAGGATATTATGTATAGAGTAAAATGGATTAAAGATGTTTATGATAATGATGTAAAAGAATTTCATACTTTAGATGAAGCAATGAATTATGCAAAACAATTAGATATAACTGTTGAGATTAAAACTCCAGATTATACTGTTGTTGGTAAATTTGGAGTTGATTCAGTAGAAAATCTAATTCTGCCGAATGGTGCAGAGTATGGATATGTAAAACGTAGATACAAGTAATATGCCTCGGTAGTTTAATAGTAGAACACCGCTCTTACAAAGCGAAGACGGCGGAGCGTTACCGCAACGAGGTACCAATGCAACTTTAGCTGATGTGGTCATAGCGGTGGTCTGAAGAGCCATTGAACCAAGTTCGATCCTTGGAGGTTGCACCAGTTTTGCTCTTATAGTATAATGGCATTACACATCCTTGGTAAGGATGAAACACAAGTTCAATTCTTGTTAAGAGCACCAATGCCCTTGTAGCGCAATTGGTAGAGGCAATGGTCTTAGAAGCCATCAAGTGTCAGTTCGAATCTGACCAAGGGTACCAAGCGGTTGTGATGGAAATGGTATACGTACCGGACTTAAAATTCGGGTTTTGTGGGTTCAAGTCCCACCTTCCGCACCAAATAACTTTACAATGATGTTGCTTTAACTTTACAATAGTGTTATAATAACTTTACAATAAACTGGCTATAGTATAATGGAGAATACAGAAGGCTTCTACCCTTTTAATGTGGGTTCGATTCCTGCTAGCCAGACCAAATTTGGGCCGTTAGCATATCGGTAGATGCCGGCGACTCATAATCGTCAGAAGAAAGTTCGACTCTTTCACGGCCCACCAAGTTTACCATAATGTTGTTGACAAAGTTGTATAAGTATAGTATAGTTACTACTTGAACGAAATATGCGGTGTGTGATAGCACGATTCGAGATACCCTCTTGAATTATCTGAGCAAAGCAGACCACCGCTCCAAATTTATGCGGGTATGATGTAAAGGTAACCTGAGTCCTTGCCAAGGACTATTTGAGAGTTCGATTCTCTCTGCCCGCTCCACTAAAAGGAATTGTTATGGCTGCTGTAAAATCTAAAAAGAAGAATCCAATGTTAACCAAGAATGGTAAACAGCGATTAGGTCCTTTGAACATTGAACAATTGTCTAAAATGTTAGATGGTGCTCGCAAGAAACATATTCCTAAAATCAAGAAAGCCATTGCAAAGCGATTACAAACGCAACAGTTTGGCAAAGATGCAGAGCCAGTAGTTTCAGAATAAAAATTTGCGGGATTAGTTTAATGGTAAAACTAGAGGTTTCCAACCTTTCGTTGTCAGTTCGATTCTGTCATCCCGCTCCAGTTTGTTGGCATATAGCTCAGTTGGTAGAGCACCGGACTGTTAATCCGTAGGTCCTTGGTTCGAGCCCAAGTTTGCCAGCCATATATAAGTGTTGTAATATGTTTATTTTATTAAGAAGGAATTGAAATGAAAAAATCACTATTAGCAGTAATGTTGGTTGCATCAGGTGTAGTGTCAGCTGCAGAAGTATTTGATGGTAATCTTACAGGCAATATGACTTTAGCAAGTAACTACGAATTTCGTGGTATTAGTTTAAGTCAAAATGGTCCTGCAATTCAAGGTGGTATCGACTACGCACATAGTTCAGGTATTTACATCGGTAACTGGAATTCCAGTATGCGTGGTGTTCCAAACATGAACAATGATGACATCGATAGTAATAGTGGTACACAATCAAATCTATATGCTGGTTGGCGTAAAGATGTTTACAAAGGCATTATTGTTGACTTAGGTACTATTAGTTACCTTTATCCTACCGCAACAGCCGGTGGTTCAAAAACAAATTACAGCACAAACGAAGTATATGCCGGTTTAGGTTATGGTCCTGTTTCTGTCAAGTTCAGCCAAACAACCTCAAATTACTTTGGTGTTAACAACAGTTCTGGCACACAATACTACCAAGCTGACATCAAACAAAGTTTAGGTGCTCTTGCATCACAACTCAAACCATTAAGTGTTGTTGCACATTATGGTCATACATCAATGGCTGGTAACGGCAACAGTAATTTGAATTACAATGACATGAACATTGGTTTAGTATATTCATTCCCAGAGCAATGGGACTTAGGTGTTCGTTACTACACCAATTCATCTATGACAAGCACATTCCAACAATATAATAGTTGGAATGGTACCAAGTTTTATGGTGATTCTGTTGTAGCAACATTGACAAAAACGTTTTAAGTATTAAACTGCTGGAGAAATCTCAGCAATCATCATTGAGAATGTGAGCGTAAGAGTAAGCAATCCCAACTGTTAGGGAAATCACTATCCTTGAGGTATCCATCCGAGATCCGGAGATGACTGCTGGCTGAAGCAGTATGAAAGGTGTAATCAGGGAGAGGTCAGTACATAGGACGGGTTAAAGACCGCACCGGTGAGAACCTCTTAAACACAAAACAGTATTCTCAATAATGATTAAGAAAATTAAAATCGCAATACTTGTACCATCATATAAAGAAGAAAAGGTAATTGATAAAACAATAGTTTCATTATTAAAAGCAGGATTCTTAAAAGAAGATATCTACATTGTTGATGATTGTTCTAAGGATGAAACGAGCAATATTGCTTTGAGTTATAATGTTAATGTTTTAACGCTTACAAAAAATTCAGGCAAAGCTGGAGCAACAAAATCTGGATTTGACCATTTCAATCTTATCAAAAGATATGATTGGGTTACGCTTGTTGACGGCGATTCAATTTTATCCAAAGATTTCATTTCTGTATTAAAAACAGCAATTAAAAAAGATTCGAGTCCAGGTTTGTATGTTGGCCAAGTAGTCAGCATTAAAAACAATTCTATCTTTTCAACTTATCGAGCATATGAATACACATATGGCCACGAAATTGTTAAGAAGGGACAAGATAACTTTGGCACAATCTTTGTAAGTCCTGGTTGTTGTAGTGTATATCGTACCAATGTTTTAAAACAATTAGATATTTCAAGTGATACATTGGCTGAGGATATGGATTTAACCATACAGACACACCGATTAGGTTATCGTGTTCGATATTTACATGACCTTATTGCTTATACACAAGACCCAAATAATCTCAAAGATTTCTATAAACAGATTACTCGTTGGTACAGAGGATTCTGGCAGATTATGAAGAAGCATAAAGTGCTTTCTTTAACACAATGGAGTAAAGTAGATATATACTTAAAAATTATAACGATTGATGCAGTCATTTTTAATAGAATTTTCATGACTGTATTCGTTTTAGCGTTATTTGATTTAAAAGTATTGTTAATAGGCATGAGTATGGATTACTTACTCCTAGCAGCAATATCAATATACGCAGCAATTTTAGCCAAAAACTGGCGTATATTTTTTTATAGTCCAATATTTTATTTTATTGGATTGATGAATTCAACAGCATATTTGAAAGCATTTGTTGAGGTATTCATATTTGGTAAAATTGTATTAAGTTGGAATAAAGTTAAAAGATATTAACCAGTAAGTATAAATACTTATATAACGTGTAAATTAATTATAGGAATAGTATGAAAAAGATTATTTTAGCAGCATTAATAGGATTCGTAACAACGGCATACGCTGCGGATGAGATTCCTACAAAGGATTCAAAGTATACTCCTTCACCGGTTACTCAGGCAGAAGGCATGAATAGTTGGTTTAATGAGGCGAGTGCTGGTAGTGGCCCCATTGCAATGCCAGGATATTCTTGGGGATTTGCAGGAACACCAAGCACTTTTACAGCAGGAGCACCAAACAATGCTGTTGGATATTCTGCCAAAATTGAACAAGGTGTAGATTGGTTCGCTTTTGATGAAGATAAAAAGTGGAGATTCAACACTTTTGTTAATGCTGTTATCAGCAAAGACACCAGTAATTATGCTTATACTTATGGTAACTTGTTTACTCCAGGTGTAGGTGCAAAGATTCGTAATGTATATGATAGTGGCCTAATTGAAATTGGTGCACAATATGTAAAACAAAATAACTTAACTACATCATCAGCTAGTGGACAAGGCGTACAAGCCTTTGTTAGCTATTGGTTCGGTTGGGACTTAAAGAAATAATAGGAAAAATAATATGTCAGGTCCAGTCGCAAGCAATTCCTTGTTGTTCAATTTAGGTATGCGTTATCCAGTAGTTACTGCTGCAATTGCTACAGTTGCAACCGTAGCTACACTTAATGCACCATTAGAAATAGCACAAATTACACCACAACCAGCACCTACGGAGCTTCCAGTTTTACTTAAAACTATTGCAGGATAATTATTGATTATGTTATTTGATGTGATTGTGAATGTGACTACTGCAATGATTTGTTTTACAGGACAATGTTATCCTGTCCTTGTTGGAGATAATACTCCACTAGGTGAATATCAATTAACACCTTATCGTACTCCGATACCGGCTTATGGTGGTACTGTTTTAGCATTTAAAGAAACAGATAAGGTAGTATATGCTATTCATAGAACAATTGATGTTAAGGGACAAAATAGAGCCGTTAGGATTAAATCTCCTGATGTAAAACAAAGATTA